TCAAGGAGCTGAGTATGTTAATAGGTTAGAAAATCTAGAGGCTAAAATTGGTGGCATAAGCGAAGCAGAAGATAACGTACAAGTTATTGAAGAACGTTTTGCAAGCATAGAAACATCTGTGCAGTTTTTAGAAAAAGCAGTCGATAGCATAGATGTGCCTGATGTTACGGATATTAAAACTGACATAGCAACAATTAAAGCTGATTTAGAAAGTCTTGATAAACAAATAGAAGAAATTAAAGATGACAATAAAAATCCACTAGCAGGGTGAAAGTGAAAATTTTTATTACTAAATTCACACACGATGAAAAAGAATATGAAGGTCCAAACATACATGCAAAAAATATAAAAGAAGCTGAAACAGTTGCAGAAGTAAACGGTTATATCGTTCTTGGAGAACTGACTGACATAATAATTACAGAAGATGAAAAAGAAAAAATATTACATTAACATGCATATGTCTAAAGTATTGCTTGCAGTATTAACAAGTATTTTTGTAATTAGCTGTACAACTCAATCTAAATTTATACCTATAGCAGAAGACTCTAGTTTAGAGTGGAACGATAAGTTTGACTCTGATAAATGGCGAGAAAAATATAAAAAATGCGAGGCATTTTTGTATCACGATCACAATGCTTGGAATTGGTGTATGGATAATGAGTAAAGTTTTGGTAGGTATAATTTTAGTTTTGCTTGCAGTTTCTTATTACTTGTATAGCCAAAACCAAATACTACAAACTAACAATGCTGTTTTAGAAAGTGCAGTTGCCACCCAAGAAGAGGCTATAAAATCTATACAAGAAGACTTCAAACTACAAACACAACAGCTACAAGACCTTACGGTTAAAAGTCAAATAGCTCAAAGAGAGCTCAACAGATATACTCAGTTTATACAGAACTATGAGTTGGCCTCAAAGATATTGGCTGACCCAGTTGAAATGGAAAGGAAAATAAATAATGGCACAAAACACATTATGGAAGACATTGAGAAAATCAGCACCACTGTTGATAGTCTTGATAATGGCTTGCAGTTGCAGCCTACTGCCAACTAAACAAATACAAGTCTCTGCTAAACCTATTGAAAGGCAGATAGTACAACCTATCATGCCTAGAGAAATAAATCTTAAAGAATTGCAGTGGATTGCAATAACGCCTGAAAACTGGGAAGAACAGCTTGCAAGAATAGAAAAACAAGAAGGCGAGCTAGTGTTTCTAGCTATGACAATTCCTGATTACGAAGTTATGGCTTACAATATGCAAGAGATAAAAAGATATATTACAGAACTTAAAGATGTGGTTGTGTATTATAGAAAAGTAACTACCAATAAAGATGAGCAGTAAACCAGAACCATACATTTACAAAGCGACAGTTGAAAGAGTTGTAGACGGCGATACGGTGGATGTAACGCTTGATTTGGGATTTGATGTAAAGCTACACAAACAGCGCGTACGTTTAGCCCAAATAGATACGCCCGAATCTAGGACTAGAGATTTAGCAGAGAAAAAATTAGGCTTAGCAGCAAAAGACAGACTGAAAGAATTATGTGTTGGTTCAATCAGTATCAAATCATTTGGTAAAGGTAAATATGGCAGAATACTTGGAATACCTTATACGGAAGATGGCGAAGATATTTGCCAAATGCTCATTGATGAAGGACACGCGGTTGTTTATGACGGCGGGAAGAAAACAAAAGTATGGGGAGATTACTAAAATGAATATTTCAAATGAAGGCATTTCTTTAATTAAAAAATTTGAAGGGTGTGAACTAGAGGCTTATAAATGTGCGGCTGGCGTATGGACTATTGGTTATGGGCATACTAAAAATGTTAGAGAGGGTATGACCATATCTAAAGAACAGGCTGATAACATGTTGTTAAATGAATTAGATGTTTACTGCTTACATGTAGAAAAAGCAGTAAAGGTTGATCTGAAACAATGCGAGTTTGATGCTTTAGTATCTTGGACTTATAACTTGGGACCAACTAATTTAAACAATAGCACTATGTTAAAAGTTTTAAATGATAAAGATTTTAATGAAGTACCACATCAATTAAAAAGATGGAACAAAGCTGACGGCAAAGTATTGCAGGGCTTGGTAAGACGTAGAGAAGCAGAGGCTTTATTGTTTGAAGGCAAAGATTGGACAGAGGTTTAGATGACAATAGCTAGATTTACATTTCAACCAGGCATAAAAAGAGAGGGTACTCAGTATGATAATGAGGGCGGTTGGTTTGATTGTAATCTAATAAGATTTAGACAAGGTAGACCTGAAAAATTTGGAGGCTGGGAAAAATTAACCACTAGCACATATTTAGGAACATCAAGAGCTTTACATAATTGGATTGCCTTAGATGGTAGTAAATATT